CGCGAAGGCAAAGATGTTGCGCACCGAGTAGCTCTGTCCAAGGGTGGCTCTAATAAGAATGGTGTGCGCTTGGAGTCGCCATCAGCTAACCGTTCGTTTAAGCGTGGGTCAAACCATAAAGTTGTATCAGAAACTAGCGCGAAAGAGCGTAAGAAAAAATGAACTTATCAGAGTATACGTGGCCCCGTCCACCGGGGTTCACGCCGTTCGATCATCAGAAGACAACAGCAGAGTTTTTGACAGGGAATCCAAAAGCTTTTTGCTTCAATGAGCAGGGTACAGGTAAGACAGCATCCGTTATTTGGGCTGTGGATTACCTCATGTCCCTTGGGTTAGTGAAACGAGTGTTAGTGATCTGCCCTCTGTCGATCATGAAGTCGGCTTGGCAACAAGACCTGTTTAAGTTTGCGATCCACCGTACTGTGTCCGTTGCTTATGGTGCGGCACGAAAGCGTAAAGAGATTGTTGACATAGGCTCTGAGTTTGTCGTCATCAACTTCGATGGTGTGAACATTGTCAAGAAGGAAATCATGGCGGGTGGGTTTGACCTCATCGTTGTAGATGAAGCGTCAGCGTATAAGAACGCACAGACAAGCCGCTGGAAAGACCTGCGTGACCTAACAAAAGTTATTAAGGGTCTGTGGATGTTGACGGGTACACCTGCCGCTCAGTCACCTGTGGATGCTTACGGATTGGCAAAGCTCGTGAACCCCAAGGGTGTGTCTCCGTTCTTTGGTCAGTTCCGCGACTCAGTGATGTACAAGATTACCGACTACCGTTGGATACCTAAGCCCAATGCCCAACAGATTGTACACACCGCACTACAACCTGCGATTCGGTTTGAGAAAGCCGACTGCCTTGACTTGCCGCCCGTCACGTTTGTTGAGCGGGATGCGCCACTCACACCGCAGCAAGTTAAGTTCTACAACATACTTAAGAAGCAGCTACTGATTGAGGCAGCAGGCGAAGAAATCTCCGCAGTCAACGCGGCGGTCGCTATGAACAAGCTTCTTCAAATTGCCGGTGGTGCTGTGTATACGGATACGGGAGAAGTCGTAGAGTTTGATGTCAGCAGCCGACTGAATGTGGTGCAGGAAGTTATTGAAGAAGCGAGCCACAAGGTGCTGGTGTTCGTGCCCTTTACCCACACCATACAACTGCTCCAGAAACACTTGGTTAAAAACAATATTACTTGCGAGGTAATCAATGGTTCGGTTCCAGTGAACAGGCGCTCGGATATTGTCAAGCAGTTCCAAGAGCAATCAGAACCAAAGGTGCTCATCATTCAACCTAAAGCCGCATCCCACGGGTTAACACTGACTGCCGCTAACACAATCATTTGGTATGCTCCATGTACTAGTGTTGAAACGTACTTGCAAGCCAACGCACGTATCGACAGACCGGGCCAAGTTAACAACATGACTGTTGTGCACATCAAGGGTAGCCCTGTGGAGTCAAGAATGTATAGCCTACTTCGCGGCAACATCGACAACCACCAAAAAATAATTGACCTATACAAGCAAGAACTCTTGACAATGTAAAAAGTTGGGGTACAATTGAATTGTTACCCACCACAAACCATTAGGAGCATTAGATGGACGATGAAGTTCAGGACAGAGTTACCCCCGTAGATTTGGGAAAGCTAACCACAATCTATATCAAGATCAGAGACAGACGCGCCGACAACAAACGTGCGTTTGAAGCTGAAGACACCGATCTCAAAGAGCAGATGGACATACTGGAAGGCCAGATGCTCGATGTATGCAAAGAGATGAATGCAGATAGCATTCGCACCCCACACGGCACGATTATTCGCTCGGTAAAGTCACGGTACTGGACGAATGATTGGGATTCAATGTACGACTTCATAGAGAAGCATGGTGCATTTGGCCTGTTAGAGAAACGACTTCATCAAACAAATATGAAAGACTTTCTTGTAGAGAATCCCACTGTTCTTCCACTTGGCCTCAATGTGGAAAATTCTTACTCCGTGGTTGTTAGACGTTCTAAGGAAAAATGAGATGAGCAATGTAACCATCATCAACCAAGACCTCCCCGACTTCCTGCAAACCGCAGGTGTTAGTGAGCTTACAAAACAACTTGCTGGCAAGACTGGCGTTAAGCGTATCGTCCCCAAAAACGGAATCTTCCGTAAGATGGTCGGCGGCGAAGAGATGGGCAAAGTCAAGGGTAACTTGAATGCGATCATCGTCAATGCGTCCCCTGCTGTGGGCCGTATCTTCTACGCAAAAGCATGGAGCCCAGACGCTGAGCCCACTGCACCCGACTGCTTCTCTAATGATGGTCGCGCACCTGATGCGGGTTCAACTGCCCCTCAAGCAGACCGTTGCGATAGCTGTGGTCAGAACATCAAAGGTTCAGGCCAAGGTAACTCTAAGGCTTGCCGCTACTCGCGCCGTATCGCTATGGTGCTTGAAGAAGACTTTGGCACTTCTTTGGAAGGTGAAGTCTATCAAATGAACTTGGCATCCAAGTCTTTGTTTGGCGAGAGCGTTGGCGATAACACGCATACGTTTGAAAACTACTCCAAGTATTTGTCCAACAACGGCAAGAGCTTGGACTACGTGGTTACGCAGGTTAGCTTCAACGAAGACAACGACAATCAGTCCGTGCTGTTTACGCCGACTGGCTACATTAACAAATCGCAGTACGCTGTGACCAGTGAAGTTGCCAAGAAGCCTGAAGTGCTGAAGATGGTCATTATGACTCCGTACCAAGCTGACATGACTGGCAAGCCCAAGTTGGAAGCACCACGTGCCTCAGCACCTGTACCCGCTGAAGCCCTTGACGAGCCGACCAAGCGCGAGAAGAAGCCCGAGCCGAAACCCACTGTTAAGAAAGACCTTGACTCTGTGGTGAAGGCTTGGAGCGACGAGGAGTAAACGCATGACCTACGGTTATAGCCAGAGCTTGGTGTATGCAAATAAAAAGGCAAACATTAGAACTCTGGGTGTGGCTTTGGGTCGTGCTTGTATAGATGCAAATGTTAGCGTTACCTATCTTGCGGATAAGTTTGGTGTGAGCCGAATGACTATCTACAATTGGTTTAAGGGGGATGCGTACCCCCACGCTAGCTACCATACCCGCATTGCCAAATACATCGACACACTCAAGAACACCAAGTAAAAAATATGTCCACCTTCGATCTGCTTGACGCAGTACTGCCACCGGAAGGGCGCTACTGTGTGATGGGGATTGGTAGGTATCCTGACCAGCATTTTGTAGATACTAAGGAAGAGGTTGATGAGCTAGCGAAACGGTTTGTAAAACGCAAGGCTGACGCATACTTCGGTTGCGCCAAGTTTGGCCCGTTAAACAATCGTACCCATGAAAATGCTAAATACTTCCGTGCTCTGTGGATGGACATTGACTGTGGCCCAACCAAAGGTGTACCCGACGACAAAGGCATTATCAAGGGCTATCTCGATCAACAGATTGGACTCGATGAGTTCAAGAAGTTCTGCTCTGCGGTCGGCTTACCCAAGCCAATATTGGTTAGTTCTGGCTACGGCATCCATGCGTACTGGTTACTACAAGAAACAGTGTCTCGCCGCGAGTGGGAGCCACTAGCCAACAGGCTTCGTGAACTGTGCAATGAGCAAGGGCTTATCGTAGACGCTTCAGTATTTGAGGCTTCTCGTATCCTGCGCATTCCCGGCACGTTCAACTTCAAACAGGAAGAGCCTAAAGAGGTGACGGTGATTAACTCACTGACGCCGCGCATGACGTACCAAGAAGTTAAAGACTTACTCGGTGCGCCTGAACCAAAGGACGATGTACCCGATTTCATTCCGCGCTCAATGAGCCCGATGATGGAAGCACTAATGGGTAACAAGGTTAAGCGGTTCAAGACCATCATGCTCAAGTCGGCTAACGGCGAAGGCTGTAACCAACTGCTCCACTGCTTTGAGAACCAAAATAGTGTTGAAGAACCGCTTTGGAGATCCGCGCTTTCGATTGCAGCTTTCTGCGTAGATGGTGATAAGGCCGCGCACAAGTTGTCGAGTGGGCATGAGGGATACGATGCCGAACAGGTTGACGCAAAGGTTGACCTACTACG